GCAAAATTCTCACATCAATCTGATGTGGTAAGAGTTTATGCTGATGGATGCACAGCAGCAGTTGCTGTTGGAAATACTGCTGTAGCAACAGCAACTGATTTCATTGTTCCAGCAAATCATGAACCTGTTACCATTAACATAGGAAAACCAAGAAATCAAAGAGTAGTTGGTCTTACAACAACTAACACAACTGTCATTGTTGATTTCCCAGAAGGAACTGGTTGTCCTTTCTCTGTTGGTCAAAGAGTGAGTTTAACTGTAACAGATCCTCAAAATAGACATTTTGAGTTCACAGATAAACCAATTGCAAGTATCAACAATAGTTCTAATGTTGGTGGTTTCTTTGGCACAAGATTAGTGGTTACACATTCTTATGGTGCAATAGTTGGTGTTCATACAGCATATGTTGAAGGACCTAGCACTAGTGCTGAATTAAGAGATGTGATTCACATTTCTGCCCTAGCAAAACCAAATAGTCATGGTAATGCTGCAACAGGTGCAGTTTATTTCCAACAAGTTCAAGTTACCAGTGGAGCATAATGAAACTTATTAGAGAAGAAATAGAATCAGTTGACTTCATTGTTGAAGAACGCAATGGTAAAAAGTCAATGTATATTGAGGGTATTTTCTTACAAGGAGATATTCAAAATAGAAATGGAAGAATGTATCCAATAGACACCTTGAGAAGGGAAGTTCAAAGATACAATGAATCTAATATTGTGACTGGAAGAGCACTTGGTGAACTTGGTCATCCAGATGGTCCTACTGTTAATCTTGATAGAGTTTCACATAAGATTGTTTCTCTAAAAGAGAATGGATCTAACTTCATAGGTAAGGCAAAAATATTGAACACTCCAATGGGAAATATTGCAAAAAATCTTATAGATGAAGGTGTAAAATTAGGTGTTTCTTCAAGAGGTGTTGGTTCATTAAAACCAACAAAAGAAGGATATAATGTAGTCAGTGATGATTTCATGTTATCTACTGCTGCAGATATTGTAGCAGACCCTTCTGCTCCTGATGCTTTTGTTGAAGGAATCATGGAAGGAAAAGATTGGGTATGGGATGGTGGTGTTCTAAGAGAACAACAAATTGCCAAAACATACAAATCAATCAATACTCTAGTTGATAAAAAACAATTAGATGAAAATAAATTAAACATTTTCAACGATTTTCTAAATTCGTTGTAAAATTTTAATCTACTAAATAAATATAGATTTAAGTTAATAAATCCAAATGTCTCGTGGTACAAAATTACAAGAAATGGAGCAATCTAAAACTGCTGTGAATGCTAATGCAACACCAGGTGATACTGCCATGCCAACTGCAGGTAGTAATGCATCTGGTGTTTCAGTTGCAGGTAACACAGCCCAAGTAGAGGATCTTGGAGGTCCTACCCCTCAAAATTACAAACCAGATGATGATTCTGCCAAGTTAAAAGAACCTGGTGCGACTCTCAAACAGGTTAGTGATGTAGTAACTAAAAATGCTGCAAAAGCAGATCCAATGCCTACTGGCAATGCAACTCCTGGCACATTAAGTCAAGGAGATGAAGTTGAGTTAGATGACTCACAAGAAGTAGTTTCTGAAGATCAATCAGAAGAAACCACAGAAGAGGCACTAGTTGATGAAGGTATTGACATTGAAGATGATGTTAATGCACTCCTAGGTGGAGAAGAATTATCAGAAGAATTTAAAGAGAGAGCAAAGACAATCTTTGAAGCTGCTCTTAATTCTAAGATAAAAGAAATTCAAGAAACTCTTGAAATCCAGTATGAGCAAAAACTCAATGAGGAAAAAGAAGAACTGAAAATCTCTTTAGAAGAGAGAGTAGATTCTTACCTTGAGTATGTTGCTGAAGAGTGGATGACAGAGAATCAACTAGCAATTGAGCATGGACTCAAGACTGAGATGACAGAATCATTCCTCTCTGGAATGAAGAGTCTCTTTGAAGAACATTATGTAACAATCCCTGAAGACAAATATGATGTGCTTGAGAGCATGGTAGACAAACTAGATGATATGGAGACAAAACTCAATGAGCAAATTGATAAGAATATTGGTTTAAACAAGAGACTTGGAGAGTCTGTTGCTACTAATATTGTAGATCAAGTTTCTGAAGGGTTGGCAGCAACTCAAAAAGAAAAGCTCAGCTCACTTGCTGAAAGTGTAGAGTTTGAAAGTGAAGAAAAATATCGTGAAAAGTTAGAAGTTCTAAGAGAGTCATACTTTAGTGGAACAACTAATGAATCTGCGAAAAAAGTGTCTAACGCTCAAACATTATCTGAAGGTGTAGATAGTACACCTACTCCTGTTTCATCAGGAATGGATGCTTATGTAAGAGCATTAGGAAACTTTAAGAAAAAGCAGAACTGAATTCGTAATTAATCAAACGTAAATTTCACACAATTAGGTAAACGCAATGTTCCAATCAGAACACTTGCAAGAGAAGTGGGCACCACTACTTGACTATGAAGGTCTTGATCCAATCAAAGACAGTCACAGAAGAGCAGTAACCTCTGTCTTGCTAGAAAACCAAGAAAAATTTTTAAAAGAAGAACAAGCATTCTCATCAGGTATAAACTTGATGGAAGCACCAACCAACTCTGCTAACGCAGCTGGCGCACAAGGTGGATTTGGTGGAGGAGCAACAGCAGGTGGTCCTGTTGCAGGTTTTGACCCAGTTTTAATCTCCTTGATTAGAAGGGCAATGCCTAACTTAGTTGCTTATGATCTTGCTGGTGTTCAGCCAATGTCTGGACCAACAGGTTTGATCTTTGCAATGAGATCCAGATTTACTAACCAGAGTGGTACAGAAGCACTATTCAATGAAGCAGATACTTCATTCTCTGGTACAGATGCTGGTTCTGACAACACACTAACAAATCCATTCTCAGATGTAAACACTGGTATTGGTACAAACACACAGAGAGGAGATAACCCATCTGTTCTTAACCCAGTTGGTACTGCATCAACTAACACAGCAGCTTTCACAGTTGGTCAAGGAATGGCAACTGGTGATGCTGAATCACTTGATGGTACAGGCAATGATGCCTTTAACCAGATGGCATTCAGTATTGAGAAGGTTACTGTTACTGCTAAGTCCAGAGCACTAAAAGCAGAGTACAGTTTAGAACTAGCTCAAGACCTCAAAGCAATCCATGGATTGAATGCAGAAGCTGAGTTAGCAAACATTCTATCAACTGAGATTCTTGCTGAGATCAACAGAGAAGTGATCAGAACAATCTATCTTGTTGCTGAACAGGGTGCTGTTGCAAACGTTGCCACTGCTGGTAACTTTGACTTAGACATTGACAGTAATGGTAGATGGTCTGTTGAGAAGTTCAAAGGACTTCTATTCCAGATTGAAAGAGATGCTAATGCTATTGCACAGAGAACAAGGCGTGGAAAGGGTAACATGATCCTTTGTTCTGCTGATGTTGCATCTGCACTAACAATGGCTGGTATCCTAGACTACACACCTGCACTCAATGCTAACTTAAATGTTGATGACACTGGTAACACATTTGCTGGTACAATCAATGGTAAGTTCAGAGTCTACATTGACCCATATTCTGCTAACCTAACATCTGCAAATGGTGCTAACAACAGTGGTACTCAGTACTATGTTGTAGGTTACAAAGGAACTTCACCATATGATGCAGGATTATTCTACTGTCCATATGTACCTCTACAAATGGTAAGAAGTGTTGGAGCAGAGAGTTTCCAACCCAAGATTGGCTTTAAGACTAGATATGGTCTTGTTGCTAACCCATTTGCTGAAGGCACAACTAAGGGACTTGGTAGATTACTCATCAACTCTAACAGATACTACAGAAGAGTGGCTGTTAAGAACCTTATGTAATTCATATTACATACTTTATCAAGAGGGGTTTCACCCCTCTTTTTTTTATGTCAATCTAAATAATTAAAAAAAATTATGGAACCAGTAATTGAATTAGGTTATACAAAAATATTTGTCACTCCAAAATCAAAAGGTTCAAAACAATTAAGGAATGCTGTTTTTACTTTTGCATCTCAATTTAAATCTTTTCCTGGTAAAGGTATGGAAAAGAAAACAGATATTACCATGAAAAAAATATTTAATATATCTAATGGATCTATTGCTGACTCTTTAATTAAATATAAAAAAAATGAAAGAACTAATAAAAATGGTGAACCAAGTAGACTATTAGCTAATAGAAATATATATTTTAAAAATCAAGTAATTCCTTTAGTTGAGATAGTTATAAGAGATATGATAGAGAAACTTGAAAGTAACAAAGAAATAGATTCTGAGGGTATAAAATTTTTTAAAGCAGTACAAGTTGTATATATTGACTACAGAGAGGATTATGAAGATATTGTTGAAGATATGTCTAAAAAATTAATAACTATATTTGGTGGAAAAGGTGGAATTAAAAATAAAACAGTGGATCTTGGTAATGTGAAAAGTACATTTAAACTTTCTGGAGAAAAATCAAATTATAGTTACACTTCAAGCAATCTCAGAGTCAGACTTAGAGTATTTACTATCAAAGGTGGTACAATCCCAACAGAAATTCAAGAAACAGGAACTACAGTTATATTTAATGCAGTTTTGCGTAACAATGTAAGGTTTAAAACTTATAAGGATATTTTAAAATATGGAACTACACATAAAACTAGAGAGGGATTAGATAAGGTTTTTGGTGCATATCAAAATAGAGTAGAAGACTGGACTTACACCTATTTTGAACAACAAAGATCTATATTAGATATTAATAAATTTGCAGACTCATCATGGGCTGAATTTGTATATGGTGATAAATCTTTTACAAAATTTTTTACTGACATGATTAAAGATGCAAAAAGAAGTGATGGAACAAAAGTAGCAAAATATACTGAGTGGAATCCATCTGATATATGGGCAGCGCATAGATTAAAAACACTACAAGATGAAATAAAAAAAGAACTGAAAGATGGTGTAAATGTTGTATCAAAAATAAATAATTTACTCAGAGGTTATTTTGATAGAAATGAATTAATAGGATTATCTTTAAAAAAAATTGGTGATGATAAAGAAGCACATGTTGCATTTTATAATAATAATGTAAATGATTTAAAATTAAAAATTATTGAGGAGTATAAATTTAAAGATTTAATTTTTAATCTTAATAATCTTATTAAACCTAATGTAGCATCTGTTTATGTTTATTATGGAAGTGATAGAAAATTTACAATAACTGCAGGTAGAACACATGGAGGAACATTAACCTTAACATCTACCATAAAAGGTGCTTCAGCTCAAGCTGGTCAAGCCATTATTTCTATGGTTATTGATCTTCTTGGTAAAAAATTAAAAGGTAAAAAAATGATGTTTGATAAAGATATAAAACAAACTTCTAAATATCCACCAAATTATGAAAGTTGGGCTGATAAAAGCAATGCTAAAGTTCTTGAAGAATACAAAATGATGTATAATAGTTTAAAATCTCATTTTAAAAATCCTCCAAAGTTTTCAGATTTTTTGGATGAGGTTTTATATGAAACATATGAAAAGGATGGAGCTGTAGACAAAGGATTTTCTAGAAATGTAGCAATTAAATTACTTCAAATCAGATTTTTTTATGATGTTTTTAATATGAAAAGTGATCATGATATAATTGAATTTTGGCAAGATCTCTTATATCTTGCTATGAAAGTGGATAGAAGTGGTAGTAAAGATGGTGAAAAGGGTGGTAGATTTGAATTTGCACCTTTTGCAAAAATATCTGATGTATAAGATCTAATAAATAATTAAAAAACTTGTGACATGGCATATCGCATAGAAAAACCTAGTATAATGTCCAGTGTTGGAACTGTTTATTACAAGGGTGACAATGTTTGGGATGAAACATTTGATAATAGAAAACTTTATGATACAGAGGCAGATGCAAAAGCAGAACCTTACATTTGGAGATGGGAACATGCATCTGTTGTGGATGAGGGATAACTATGAAAAGTTTTGTTGATTTTTCTGAAAACTTAGAAGATAGAAAAAAACAATTGATGCAGAAGCAAAGAGTGATGCAACAAATGGAAAGAGAGAAGGCGTCTAGAAGTAATCAACAATTTAAACAAGATGTAGAGGATAGAAAATCTAGTATAGAAAAAGAAAAAGAAGAAGTAAAGAAAAGAGAGCAATTAAAAAAAGAGATAAAAGATGAAATAAAAGATGAAATGGATGAGGAATCCAATCCAAGAATACCTAGAAAGAAAGGACAACCTGCAGGTTCTAAAAAACACTCAGACTTATATACAGATGAAAATCCTAAAGGAACTATTCATGGACTTGGTTTCAAGGACGTTGCTACTGCTAAAGCATCTGTCTCAAAGATCAGGAATTCTTCTAGATCACATGCTCATAAAATTCAAGCAGCAGTTGCTATGGAACAAAGAGCAAGAGAAATGGGTAAAACCTCTGAAGCAGCAGTCTACAGAAAGTTCATCAACTCAATGAAAAAGAAAACAAAAAGAATGAATGAGGGTTGGAGTGATAAGTATAAGAGGTCTATTGATTGTAATAATCCAAAAGGTTTCAGTCAGAAAGCACATTGTGCAGGTAAAAATAAAAAGGTAGATGAGTCTATAAGCATCAAAGACACTAAAAAGTTAAAAAAAGCATCATCTCTTGACATGAGTAATGACCCTAAAGACATTGAAAGAGCTAGAGCAAGAAGAACTGAAGTTGATTTCAAAGATCTAATGCGTCAAAGAGCAAAAGCAAAATTAAAAAAAGAAGATGTCTCAACACCTAAATACGAGGACAGTAGGAAGAATATGAAAAACTTTACATCCTTCATGGAAGCATCA